GTCACGGTCGTGGACGCATTGCTCATCGCCGCGCCCAGCGCGCGCCCCGCGCCGGTGGCGCCGGCCTGCAACGCGCCGAGCGTCCGCGACGTATCGCGCTCGGCAACCGCAAGCGCCCGTTGCAGCGGGGCGACCTGGCCGGTCAGCGTGACGGTGAGCGTCGCTATATCAGCCATGTTTTGGCGGGAACATCGCCTTCAGAATGCGTAAGTGGTCTTCGCTCGTCTGGGGCGGCTTTGGCATAAAGTCCTGCGCGCGCGCCGGGCGAGTGCCCGGGCGGCGATGGACGTTGGTTAGCAGCGCCATCATTTGGGCCCAACGCGCCCATTCAGCGAATGAGCTGAATGGCTCAATCTGATAGTAGGCGCACCACTCGGTAAATTCAGCGCTACTGATTCTGGCCTGCGCCTCGCGCACGGAACAGCCTAGCGCCAACGCAAGGCGCAGCCACATTAGCCGTTCCGGGCTTTCCTTCAGTCTTTTTTTGCCTCGGTCGCCGATTCTGGCGCGAGTCCGTTTAGGCGCAGCGCGGCTTCAACGATGCGATCCAACGCGCGCGCCGACTTGCGCGATAACACCTCGATGTCCTGTTCCCCAAATACGAGTTGGCCGTTCTCGTCTACGATGCTCATCGCTGCGATCCACGCGCGTAGTCGCGGCGGCATCTTTGCGCCGCGCTCGCGCATCTCTAGCGCAAGGGCATCGAATCGATCGCGCGTTGCCCCGTCCCATTCGCGGAGCGTGATCGAGGTTCCCCACTCCGGCACTTCTACAACGCAGGTGCGCAGGTCGCTTGCGTTAAGGATTAAGTCCCTGACGCCCATGTTGCCTCGCCGTCCAATTTGATGGTGATTGTCGCGGTCAGCGCCTCTCCAGCCGAAGCACTGTATTCCAGACCGGTCACATAACCAAAAAAGGTTAGCGTCTGGTCCGGATCTGTCTGCGTCCATCTGATCTGGAACTCTCGCCGCGCCCTATTAATCAGAGCATTGCGCAGTTCGTTGTGTTGCGGGTTAGCCGGATCGATAAACACCTCAAGCGTCATCTCGCCCCCATCCAGATGGCCGGGGACGTACCTCTTCCAGGTCGCGTCGATGTCTGTTACTTCGACTGTATCTGCCTGGATGTTTGGGCCGCTTATCTGACCAATCTGGCCTATATCCTGGAAAGCGGTCCCAACCTTAATTGAGCACTTCGTCCCTGTCGCTGCATAAGCTGGCATATCACACCTCCGTTACTACAACTGAAAGACTGACGGCAACGGCCTGGCCGTCGCCAAAATCAACGAGAGATTCGCCTATGTCTTCCACCCGCGCGATCTCAATCCCGCCGGCGCGCGCCGACCACCCTTCCAGCGCCGCGCGCACCTGCTCGGCTAGCTGGCGCGCCTGGGCGATCTGTTCCGCGTGGATCGTGATGCGCCATTGCCTCCGCACCATCTCTACGCCGTTCAGCGAGCGAATCGGCTCGCTGGCGACGAGTTGGTATGCAGCAGCAGGCAGCGTGGCGTCAGCCGGAATGCCGAGCGCGTAGACGCGCCCACCCAGTCCGGCCACGCTGGCAATCCGCACCCGCAGCTCCGCGTCACGCATCACCTTCCTCCACTATCTGCCGACGCTTCTGCTCGATGAATTCGCGCAACCGGCGAGAGATCGCCACCACCGCCTGATCGCGCGCCGCGTCAAACGCCGGGCGCAGCCAAGGCCGGGGGCGGGCGCCCGGGTGGCGCACGACGCGCGTGGCGATTAGGCCGCTACGCCCCTCGAACACAACCAGCCGGCGCGCGCGAATCAGGTGCGGCTTCGTGCCGGTCTCAACTAGGCGCAAGTACCACCTGCGGCGCGTCGGCATCACGCGCACGGTCACCACGTCGCGCTTAGTGCTCGCCCGGGTACGGGTTGCCTTGCGCGGCCTTCGCCTGTACGGCGCGCGCTGTTCAGCAGCCTGCTGGATAATGCTCGCGCCGGCGCGCATCCCAGCGCGCAGCGCGCCGCTTGCACGGATACCCAGCGCGCGCATCTCCGCAAGTAGCTGCTCGCCGCCCTCGATCTTGATCTGTGCTTCTATCACGATGTGACCACCTCGACACAATCAAGCGTCGTGTATGCACGTCGCTCGTCGGGCAGCGTCGCTTCCACGTAAAGCTCGCGCCCGCGCCACAGCAGCCGCCAACCCGCCGCGACGTCGGCGCGATGACGGATGGTGACGCGCCAGCGGGCGACGTGCTCTTCGCGCGCCTGCTGCTGCTCATCGCGCGCGGCAAGCGCCTGCACGCGCGCCCAGACCTGGGCCACCGTCGCCCAGGCCTGGGTGACATCGCCTATGGCATCGGTGGACGCGGTGGGCGATTGAAGCGCGACGCGCTCACGGAGCAAGCCGATCATGCCCACCTCCGATATGGCGCAAGCAAGGCGTCCACGCCGAACGCGACCTCGCGCGAGATGTGCCCTACCTCAGCCGCTTCTCGGTGCTCGTACCAGTGAGCGACTAGCAGCAGCAGCGCATGGCGGATCGGCGCAGGAATGACGTCGTATCCGGCCACGTATCGGATGGTGATCGGCTCCGGCACGTCGCGGGCCAACGGCGCGCTGGGCCACGACGCCGACCAGATGCCGTGCTCGATGGCGACGTAGTCGCTTGCCGGCATGTCAACAACATTGCCGTACAGGTCGCGATAGCGCACAAAGACCACCGAGTGAACCGGCGGACGCGGCAACGACAACCAGGCGACGCCGGGCCAAGACGGCAAGTACGCCTCTATCGTGCGCTGAGCAAGCGACATACCGCCGATCTCCTCGACATAAGCTACAGCGGCAGCAATCAGCGCGTCAATCAGCGCGTCATCGTCTGTGGTATCCACGCGCAGATGTTGTTTCACGTCCACACGCGCCACAGGCGGCGACGACGCCGGCACGACGACTTTCCAGCGCATCTCAACGCCTCCGGCGCTGCTTGCCACGCGCAACGGCGTGCTCTGGTGATGTGGCCGTGGCCGTCTCGCTCTCGCTATCCGCCAAACGCGCCAACCCGCCCGCGATCAACGATTGCGCCTCGCTGTCCGGCAGGTCGTGCGTCTCGCCGGCCCGCAGCACGTGCCACGAGCTGGCGAGGACGCACGTTACGACCACCTTAACCCGCATAACTAGCTCGCCGGATGCTTACCGCGCACGATGCCACTGCTGTCCAACACCGCGTAGACGAATCGCGCGTAGTGATGCAGCACCACCACACCGGTGGACGCGGACGAGTACGGATCGCGCAGGGTGAAGATGGCAGGCTCCTCGCGCAGACCGACACAAGACCAGTCGGCGTAGATGATGCTGATGTTGTTGGCCCCGACTGCTGGCATGTAGCTGGTGTAGTGCACAGGCGACCTGAACGGCCAGTCCCCGGCGCCCGGAGCAACTTGCCAAGCCGCCGAAGCCGCGGCGCTGTACAGCCCGTGGGTGGCGCGCCGCATTACAAAACGCGCATCGTTCGCGTATTCGCCCTCGAGCGCGAAGGTGATCTTGTCGATGTCGGTCGCCGTTGCAGCCGCAGCCGCACCCAGCGTCACGTCGGCGCCCGCGCCAGTGGCGGTGACCACCGTGACAAGCTGCTGATTGTGAGTCTTGGCAAGCGTCCGCCCGATGTAGTCAGCCACCCAGTCCAACAGTCGCGCGTCTTCGTCCTCAAGCAGTTCAGTTGTTAGCTCGATGCGCTTGGTGTACTTGGCCAGCGTCATATTGACGCGCGCAAGGTCAGGAGCTTCCCGTGTACTCGCAGCGCCTTCGTTCGTCGCGGCCCAAGGCTGGCTCGCGCCGGATTCGACCGGTACTTGCACCGTCGTCCCTCGTCCGGCGATGCGCTGGATCGGCAGCACGCGCATCAGCGCGTCCTGATCACGCTTGGCGATGATGCGGGAATAGAGGGTGGTCGGGACGGCATAGCCGCCATACGGCGCGGCGCCGGTGCCGGTCGTCATCACGGCATCTGTTCGCCACTCAATATCGCTGCGCCCGGTACGCAAGTAGCGCGCGAATTCGCGCAGCTCGTCGCGCTCAGCGGCATCGCGCGCGCCGACATCCTCCAGCGTCACGCGGCGAGGGCGCGGAGCGGACAACCGCGCGCGCTGTTCCTCTACGCGCTCCGCCAGCTCGATCTGGCGCTCGATGTCCTCGATCTGCTTCAGGCGATCTTCCACAGCCGTCTTCTCTTCATCAGTCAACCCGCGCTGCTCGGCTTGCGCGGCGCGGATGATCGCCTCGCTTTCTTCCACAAGCTCGGCCTTTCTCTGCAGTAAATCCATCTTTACCTCCTTAGTTGAATCAGATAGCGATATGCGATAGGGTCGTAAAAGCGCGCCGCGCCGGCCCGCGAGCGCAAATCTGCGGTCGTTTCTGGATAGGCCGGATATGTGACAACCGAAACGTCGTAAAGCTCAACTTCTGCTAACTCCCTAACCACCTCCCCGCCCTCTTTGATGAAGCGATCTCGAACAGCGCGAAACGCGAACGACATCTGCGAGATGTCGCCGCGTTCGAGCAACACCACCAGATCGCGCGCATAGGTCGTATTCGGCAGCGCGATCTGCACGCGCAAGCCGCGCTGGTCATCGGATAGCACTAGCGTCCCGCTTAGCGTG